TTAAGGCCCAGATATTGCACATCAGCTCAGACAGCCCGAACACCATTAAGGAGTTCAGGAACTACAAGTGGCGCGAGGACAAGGACGGGAACACACTCGACGAGCCGGTAAAGTTCATGGACCACGCCTGTGACGCCATACGATACGCAATTTATACAGCCAAGGCAGGAAGCGAGCGCGTACCAATTGAAGCCCTGAAGAGCGAGACCCAGATCCCAGACATGGACCCCTGGGACGATTACGGGGACTACGACCAAGACCTGCCGTTCTAGGCCAATATTGCAGCTGCCGAATGACCCAACCAGGACAGCCAGTGGCCAGGACCAGGACAAAGTCAGGAGAGCAGCTGCGAGGATATCCACCGGGGACCAGAAACGGGAGCCTGTGGGCAAAAAGGCAAGTTACAAAATTAGCAAAACATAGGAGAAACCTGAACCCACTCAACAGAGGTAGAATAGGAGCCCGGAGGCCTTGTCAAATTGGGGTCATGAAAGCGTTTTTTCTTTTGGGGTCGATTGGATTTAGACATTTATCCGGCGTGTCGTAGATTCAGGTCGTATGATTTAATTAACAACAATACTATAAAAATTACACGCCGACATTTAAAACCTTAGCATACACGACACACGAAAGGAGACCCACAATGGCAAAAGATAACAAGAACAAGGAGACTGAGGCAAAGCCAGTCACCGGAAAAGAAGCGGGCGATGTATTCATCACCGGCACGGGAGAAATCTACCGGACCCCCACCATCACGGCGGAAAAATTGAAGAAATACATGAAGAACTACTACGGCGCAGGCATAACCAGGAAGCTGCGGGCCCTATTCTTCGGCGACGTCCTGGAAATTGCAGTAGAGGACGAAGACGGGGACGTGGACGAGGACCTGACAACCGAAATCGAGAACATGTGCAAGGCCAAAGGCGTGCGATTATACGACAAAATAAAGATTGATTGGAGCGACCGGTTCTGGTTCGGGGAGAGCTTTTTTAATACCGTATGGCAGCAGGATGGGGCCCGATATTACATCGAGAAGATAAGGCGCCTACCCCCTGAGAGCTTCGACACAGCACCCACAGACATCGACGACGGCGACGTGGCCGGGGCCATATTGAAGGGCGTGGTGTACAAGACCAAAGACCAGGAGATCCACTACTACCAGACCAACAGCGACGGGGACACCAACGAGCTGCAGGAGATACACGCCATCAAGAACCCGACCTGCACAGAGGTCGCAGGCGAGCCGGAAATACTACCCCTCACAAGCATTTTAACCATGCTAGACTTCGCATGGAAGAGCCAGATGCAGACAGTAAACCGCATCGGGGCCCCTATTATGATGTTGAGGATAGTAAACCCCACAAAGGACGACATCGAGTACGGAAGGAAGGTCGTCCGCAATTGGGGAAAAGACACGGCCTTTGTATTGAGGGACAACATGGAAGTCGTCAACCTTCCAATGAAAGAAGGAACGGTAAGCCTGGACACAATAGACAGATTAAGCGATATGGTCCTGGATTATTGGGTCCCAACCAGCATGATCGCGAAGGAAGGAAGCCTAATCAGCAACGGCGGCGGTTCCGAGTTAGAGCTTTTATACACATACATTGCAGGGATACACCGAGACATTGAGAGCGCCTGGGAAGAGATCCTGCAGCAATACCTGGACGCCAACGGATACGAAGGCTACAGGATAAACCTCACCATCCCGGACCCGGTCGTGGACAACCAGGAGCTGAAGATTAAGCAGGCAGAGGTCGGGGACAGCACAGGAACCCTGGACATTAACGAAATAAGGGAACGCCTGGGAGCCGAAGAGAGGGGCGAAGAGGACCTGAAGCTACTCCCAGCATACAAGAAGTACCCCAGGGAAGGAGAAGACGGCGAGATCGAGGACCCCAACCAGGGCGGCGCCTTTACGGATCCGGCCCAGGAAGAGAACACCCCCCAGACCCCCGAAGCCCAGCAACAGCCACCAGGACAGAACCCACAGCTACCGGCCCAAAATACCCAGCTCCGGAACAATAAAAAGAAGACCGGGACCAGCAACGCCACACAGGCCGCAATAATGGCCAAGGAACAGGCCGAGCTTGTGGACGCAATAGACCGCCTGGCAGACGGCGTCCTGGCCCTGATTTGAGGGAAACATGGCAGCGGAGCTATCGACCAGCCAGATGGTCGCAATAGACGAGCTCGTCCGGAACTTCCAGGAAGAGCAGATCAGCGTTTTAACCAGGAACGCAGCAGCGGCACATGTAGTCGGGGACGTGCAGGCACACAAGGCCCTGGGCTTGAATATCAAGCAATACATGGACCTGATAAACGAAGAGGCAGCCAAGTATGCCAAGAGCTACGCCAAGGACCTGGCCAAGGGCGGAACATACATCCAGGGGAAGTGGGTCCCCTGGTTGGCAGACAGGACCAAGGAAGATCGGGAGAAAATAGCCTCGATTATTCAGCAGGGCTACCTGCAGGGGAAGGCCACAGGGAAAACGCAGTACCAGAAGGCCGGGAAATACGGCCTGTACCCGAAGAACAGCATCGCCGGGGACCTGCAAGAATATTTTAACCAGCGAAGGAGCCACGCAGCCACCGTAGCCAGGACAGAAATCGCCAGGATACAAGTGGCAGGCAGCCTGAACCGATACAAGAAGCAGAGCGTGAAGAAGGTCCTCTGGCTAACATTCGAGCCCTGCGACGTTTGCGAGCAATTCAACCGCAGGGTGTACGCCATTAACGACATGCCCAGGGAGATCCCGGTACACCCACACTGCAAATGCGCCGTGGCCCCCGTAGCGGACGAGGTCCCGACAGGACCAGCTCCGGAACAGAAGGTCCCGGAAGGATTCGAGGAACCCCTGCCATATAAGGCCCCAAGCAAGCCGCAGACCATAACACACGACGAAGCCACGGTCACCTACAAGGACCAGAACGTGGGATGGCAAACCGCGTACCAGCGCAACACTGCCGGGGAAATAAGCCGGGACGAATACGCAGCTATCAGAAGTTACACGGGTTCAGATTACGAGGAGTTCAACTGGTGGTTAAGGGACGGGGACAAGGCAATCGAACAAATGGCACTCGACTGGGCCGAGACCACAGGTGGAGACATTAACGAAATCCGGAAGAACATCACAAAGAGGGCCATGACACAGTGGCCGGACCAGATGGACCGCCTAGACGCGGTCATCGCAAGAAGCAAGCTACCAGCGGACACCGTTTTATATAGGAGCTGCGGGCCAGAGACTGCAGCGGCCCTGTTGAGGGATGGCGAATATTTATATAAGAATTACAGCAGCACCAGCGTAAACTTCAGATCTTGTATGGGCTTTGGTAGTAACAGCGCGGACGGATACAGGGACGTCCTCGTAATGAAACACAAAAAAGGCAGCCGAGGGTTATATATAAACGACAGTGAAAATGAAGTTATACTGCCAAGAAATACGAACTACAGGCTGGTGCAGGTGCGCAAAGTTGAAAACGTCCACGCATACGATCCATCACTCGACAGGGACTACCCACACATACGATTTTTAATAGTGGAGACCGAACCATGAAGACCAAGAACAAAGCAACATCCCGATTTATAGCCGAGCCGGAAGACGGCGTGGCCCACAGTTCAGGCAGGCCGATCACCCCGGCAGACGAGGCCTACGCAGACGACGTATGGGCCACCATCACCGGCAAGGCGAAGGCTAAGAAATAACAGTGACCCAAAGCCCAGGCCAGCCAGGCCGGGCCCTTTACACAACGACACAAAGGAGACATAAAACATGGACCCAACAGTAGCCATCGACATGGCACAGATCGCCGTAGCAGCGGCAAGCGCAGGAGCAGAACCAACCAACGCCATCACCGGAGCGGGAGCGGCAGCAGTATCCGCAATTTGTGGACTTTTGGCAGGAGCAGCCCTGATGTACAAGCAGGCCAAGGTAAAGGCCCTCAAGGTTGCAAACCTCGCCCTGCAGAACACCAGCGCAGCGGAGATCGCGGAAATATACCAGAAGATACAGGACATCAAGGACAGGAAGAGCGACGGCGGAGCAGACGTCACAACCAAGGAGCTAATCGAACTCGGAAACCTGATATACAAGAGCGCCAAGGAGTGAGACCAGATGCCCAAGGGCCTGGGACTCACGCCCCAGCAGCGCCAGGACATACTGGACCGAGCACCAAAGGAAACCAACGGCGCCATCGCAGAGGACCTGGGGATCACGCCAGGGACCGTGCAGAAAGTCCTCCGGACAGAGAGAAGAAAACAAAACGGGGTTTAATAACCCCGCCTATTATTTTTTGCATATCCTAATTTTTCAAACATTAAGTGAAACTTCGGTTACAACGGTTACAACGGTTACAAAATAGGCAAAAACAGCCGATACCACACGAAAAACCAAAAAACAAACATTTTACATTTTTTTCAATTTGTAACCGTTGTAACCATTGTAACCGAGGTTCAGTTTAAACATAATATATATAGAGATTAAATGAAAGTACGGTAACAACGGTAACAACGGTTACAGTATTTAGGGCATATCACATCCACCCAACAAGAACCGCCATCGGTCAACGGCTTGTAACCGTTGTAACCAATGTAACCGAATTTTCATTTAAGATTATAAAATTTGCAGGCCATAAAATAATTAGCTTCGGTTACAAAACCACCGAATAAAAACCAGCCCCAAGCGAGCGCACCACACGACCCCGTAATAACGTATTTATGCAAGTTTTTAATATATAAGGAAAGTACATGCCACCGACAGGCACAACGACCCCGATCGCAGCGTCATTTTTTAACGCGGCTCAGACCCAAGAAGCAAAAACCGTCATATTGCAGGCCCTAGAGCGATGGGTCCCGTACCCCGAAGGGGTAGCAGGACACACCCGCGTATTTTACCCAGCCTCCAGCTTCCAGGGAACAGAGCAGGCATGGAACCGCGTCCCCTTGATATTTTCCGAGTCCGGACAGCACCCAAACCATAGAGCCCTTGAGGCAGACATGGAGAAGGAGCTGGCCAGGATCCAGGGAAGAGTCGCGGGGATGATTCAGAACGCCCAAGTCATCACCGGACCAGGCCAGCCCAGAGCCACCTGCAGCGTAGGTTTTACCGACCCCAAAGTGGCGGCCCTTTACAATTCGGGCAAGCTGGCATTAAGTACAGGATTCGACGGAGCACTCGACGTCGGGACCGGCCACATAAAGGGTACGGTGGTGCCAAACCACGTCCTGGCGTTTCAGCCAGCCCCGGACATACAGCCCAGGGACGGCGGTGCGATGTTTTTAAACACAATAGAGGAACGACCCATGACAACAAGAGAGAAGATCGACAAAGCCCTGGCGACATTCGGGAACAGCCTGAAGGAAGCCCTGGGAGCAGACACACACGAAGGAGACCCAGAAGTGAACCCAGACACAGAACTACAGGCAAAGCTGGAAGCAGCGAACAACCTGAACACTGAGAAAGACAAGACCATCGCAGCGAAGGACCAGGAAGTCACTGACCTGAAGGAAGAACTCCAGAACACCAAGAAGGAGCTCGAAACATTCAGGACCCAGAAGGCAGACGAAGCCTGGGAGCAGCTCAAGAACACCCAGATCCCACCAGGCATGGTGAAGAAGGAAGAGGACGAGAAGGCCCTCCGCGAGCTTTACAACACCAACAAGGACGCCTTCTATCAGAAGTTGATCGCAGCAGGTAAGAACGCACCGCAGACAGGCGGCCAGCAGGGCGCTGAGTTCAACAACGGCGGAGCAGAAGAGGAAGACACCGACCTGCAGAAATTGAACGACGAATGGGACCAGCTCACAGGTGCAAGCAACTAAGGAGAGACAAGCATGGCAAGAAGTGACATCTCCGGAGCCTTCAACATAGGCACAAAACTCACATGCATATTGAACGAGGGAGCACCGACCGTCGGCACAGCATACGACGGATCCGGCAAGAAGACCAAGTCCACCGTGTGGGCAGCAGAACTGCACAAGGACGAGCTCGTAACCCTGGACGCAAGCACCACAAACGACTACGAGAGCACCGATGGGATGGCCGTGGTTAAGACCATAGGAAACGGAGACACCACCATCATCGGCATAATTGAGAGCGAGCCAGAGCTTGTGAACCCTGTGCCGAACACAGCAGCCGGGGACACCCTCGCAAAGCGCCTGGAAGGCGGATATTATAGGCAGGCAACCGTGCGCTTATTCGTGGTCCAGGTAGAGGAAGCCAAGCTGGTCACAGCAAACGCCGCAGCCATTGTACCAGGAGTCACAGGAACCCTGATCGTGGACGTTTCAGAGAGCGCGGGCGACGAGAACGGCATCGTGCTGAACGATATCGCAACAGGTGGATGCGACAACATTATCCCACTGACCTACGCAGCAAAGGCCTCCGGAGCAGAGGTAAGCGTACTGATCGCGATAACCGGCCCGCTGACCGGCCAGACATAAACCGACCCATAACAACGACACCCCTAAGGAGATAAGAGAAACATGACACAGGTAAGCGGAACTAATGAAAAATTCCTGACCAGGGAATTTATAGTGCCTAAAATTTTTCAGATATTGAGCCCTAACCTCTTCTGGCTTGATCTCGTAAACAAGACCAAGACAGACAGCCGTAGCATCACCTTTAAGAAGGAAACCTACAGCGACGCGGACGACCCGAAGAAGAAGAAGACCAGGGCAAGAACACCAAGCGCACAGTGGACCTACGTCGGCCTTTCAGGATTTGAAACCGACAACGCCGTCCTCGGTAAAAACGGGTTCGCAATGCGCATCGACGAGAACGCCATCGACTACACAGAGGGCATCGACGAAATACAGCGCGGTATAAGGAAAATGGCGTACTGGCTCGGAGAGGACCTGAGCGCCAGGATCGGCGGCGACATTGTAGCCGGAGCAACCACACCAAGCTGGTCCCCTGCAGCCCCATGGAGCGACGTGGACAACCGCACCCCTGTCGAGGACCTGCGCCTATTCAAGAAGACCATGAGGCGCCCAGGATACGCCTACAGATTGACAGACACCATCATCCACCTGGACAACCTCGACGAGCTCGAAGGATACCTCCTGGCCCTGGACGCAAACCAGGACATCAGGGCAAAGGCCTACGGATACCCAGAGATTAATGGCGACAGCATAAACGTCCCGATCGTGGGCAACATTCAGGGAGTCGAGAACGGCATCCCAGAGGGCGCCATCCTTGGACTTGACAGGAACAACCCTGCAGCGACCATGTGGTACAACAACAGCCCAAGGTACGCAACCAAGCAGATCAGCTACGACATATACGACTCCAATGGAAACAAGCAGAAGAAGACCATTAACAACTTCGGGTTCAATTTCAACCAGTACACCGACCCGGACACCCACGAAGTGGTCCTTCAGATGTGGTTTGACATAAAGACCGTCGTAAACGAGCCATACGGCGTAATTTACAAGAGCACCGGACTCTGAGGCCACACAGGCCTCTATTTTTTTATAAGGTGACACCATGCGCCAGAAATACGAAATGCCGGACTATTCCAGCTTCAAAAACCAGTACACCGACCCGGACACCCACGAAGTGGTCCTTCAGATGTGGTTTGACATAAAGACCGTCGTAAACGAGCCATACGGCGCAACTTACAAGAGCACCGGACCCTGAGGCCACACAGGCCTCTATTTTTTTATAAGGTGACACCATGCGCCAGAAATACGAAACGCCGGACTATTCCAGCTTCAAAAACCGGGGCGGGATGTTGAGCCAGAAGGTCGTCAAGGAATTAAACAGAGTAGCCGAGGACCTGAAGGCCCGCCCGTTCTTTTCAACAACCGAGATCACAGGTGGCAAGAACGGCGACCAGGCAGCAGCCTGGCAGAACCCGGAAGACTGCCCAATAATTGTGACCAGGGTCCTGGTTCACATTAAGACCCCATCCGAGAACAAGACCACCGTCCTGCAGGTCCAGGCAGGGGACCAGATACACAAGGTCCCAGGCAACACCAGCGGCCTATATGACAGCCAGGCCAACGGGGGAGCAGCCATCATCCTGGACGCCCCAGGGGGCAACGTTGACACCATAGATGCCGAGATCACACTGGCCGGTGCAGACGATATGACCGGGACGTTATACGTGGAATACATACAGGTAGCCTGACAAGGAGGACGCCCGCATGACCGTAGAAGAAGCAGACATGGCCATATTTAGCCCATTCGAGGTCACGGAAGACGGGCCCCTTACATCGGCTAAATTTACACGGTTGCAGGCCCTGGCCACAGCCAAGCTCACCAGGGACGACCCAGGCCTGAGCGAAGCAGAGTACGACCAGGCCTGCGTTTTATTGATTGCACACATGCACGTCGCCTCCCAGGGGAACCTGGAGAAGACCACAGAGAAGATCGAGAACTACTGGGTCCAGAAGGAAGCAGGCAAGACCTCTTTTATAATTCAATACGACCAGCTCATCGCAGACGCCAGCCAGGCAGCCTGGCCAACAGAAGGCGACACCCACAGCGACGTGAGCAGCATGGGCGAGATGCAGCTAGACCAGGAAGAGGTCCCGGCCCTTTACGACCTGGACGAAATAACGGAGGCCGACGAATGAGCAACGATGGCCCGTTTATACAAAAACACGAATGCGAAATAAGGTGCGAGGACCACAGAGTAGCCCTTGAGAACCGGATGGAAAGACGCCTGGCCGAGACAAAGGCCGAGCTTTCACAGGTGGACCAGCAATTAATAACCTGGCTGCAGCGCCTTGATGATAAGTTCGGGGATTTATATAAAATATTAATCGGCATCTGTGTCGAGATATTCCTCGGAATAGCCGCCCTAATTATAGCAATTTGGGGGAAGATATGACAGCCGGGGACCAGATGGGCGTCGCCGCCATTGCTATTTTATTTTTGACATTGATCGGAGCCGCCGGAATATTAGCCATCGGGGGGAGTGCATGAGCATTAAGGGACACCTGCAGCAGAAGGTCACCATCGAGAAGCCAACCACGGACCCGGTGAGCTACGACGGCAACGGGTCGCCCATCCGGAGCCCAGGGGTGACAACCCCCGCCCGGGTAATTGAGAAGGCAACCAAGCTCATCACCAGGGACGGAACGGAAGTCAACAGCTCGGCCCATATTTGGCTAGAGACCGATGAGAGCCTGACACCAGAAGCCAGGATCACCCTACCAGATGGGACAGCCCCTGCTATTAAGCAGATACAACACCCAAGGGACGACTACGGCCCAAGATACACGGTGGTCTACATTTGAGCAAGGCGTTTAAAATAACCGGCCTGAAGGGCGTCCTGAGAAACCTGGACAAAGTAGCCAAGAAAGTAGACGGAGCCACCCAGAAGGCCCTGACGGACGAAGCAAACGACGTCCTGAAGGAAGCCATGATACAAGCCCCGGTGGATACAGGCGAACTACGCAGGAGCGGGACAGTGGGCAAGATAACCAAGGGAGCGGCTACTATTAGCATTGAGATCGGGTTCCACACGGACTACGCCCTATCCGTCCATGAGGACCTGCAGGCACACCACCCAACGGGAAAGGCCAAGTTCCTAGAGGACCCGGTGAACGCAGCAGTCCCAGGCCTGGCCGGAAGGATAAAGAAACGACTAGGGACCGTATTTTAAGGAGCGATAGCAAATGTTACTCGATGATATCAAGAGCTACCTGCAGAGCCAGGGAATAACAGAGCCGATATATATCGGCAGGCTACCCGACGGACCAGACGACTGCGTGGCATTATTCGAGTACGCAGGACGCCCGCCGTACACATTGATAGCAGTTGATACACCAGGGCTACAGGTTAAAATAAGGGGGGCCGCAGGCGATAATGACTACCAGGACGCCAGGGCCAGAGCCCAGACGATTTTAAACACCCTACACGATATAAAAAACGTTTTAATAAATTCAACGCGATACATACATGTACAGGCCCAAGGAACCCCCGGCCCTTTAGGCAGGGACCAGGCCGAACGACCCATATTTAATATTAATTTCCTAGTCCGCAAGGACAGGGAATGACCGACCTTAAATAAAACACAATCGACACCCAAGGAGACCAGACAATAAATGGTAATAGGAACGGATGTCCCAGCGGGACAGGAAGTAAAGTGGTACGCAGGCGGAGACCAGCAGACCGACGAGATCACAGTGGACGCGGCCGACGTGAGCAACGGGTACGTGGACCTGACGAAGAAAGCAGAGTACGGATCCGTATTTATAACGGTGAACGGAGTGGTCACGGCTTGCACCGAGCTACAGGCCGACGGAAGCACCCCGGCTACGGAGACAAGCGGCACAGAGACCATCAGCTACACCGGGATAGTTCTCAGCGATACGGTCGTGGCATATTACCTCAACATTGAGGACACCCCCCTGCAGCAGATCGCCGCATGCGCAGACGTAAAGACCGGAATAAGCGTCGACACCAAAGAAGCAGCCATCCACGGCCAGAGTAACAAAATTAAGACCATTGGAGCCATCTCCCAGGAAGCAGAGCTCGAAGAGTTCCATTATAACCAGACATTTATCGCCATGTGCCTCGGGGACCAGGTCTCCAACAGCCCAGCAACAGGAATGGACAAGCTCTCCACCAAATACAGAGGTGTTAAGAAATTCGGTGGCCTCGTTGGTAAAAGATTCAGTGCAGCAGGCGCGGTCTTATACAAATGGTTCCTTTTTGGAGCCCAGGCAACCGGCGTAGATAAGGAGTTCCCAACAGAAGACTTTTATAAGGATTCTATGAAGTTCCAAATCGACGACTACCTCGAAACCGACCTCGAGGTCTAAACGGAGCGATAGAGATGGGAGCAACCGTACACTTTGAGCAGAGCCCAGGCCAGGTCGACGACCCAGGCCTTTCTGTTTCATTCAAGGAGAGGCACCAGGAGATCCTCAAGGCAGACGTCACAGCCCTGACAACCGCCCAGAGATTGACCAGGAGAGCCCTCAAGGACGTTTTAAAGATTCCTTTTGAAGACGACCTCGGGGAATTTTTCATCGAAGTAAGAATGCCAACCCAGGCCGAGCTTGACAAGATCATGAAGACCCAGGCAGAACTGAACAAGGCCAACAAGGCCGAGGGCGGGGACGCAACCAGGGCACTAGAGCTCACCAAGGACCTGCAGGAATTGGTCGCCGACCTTTGCCAGGACGAGAGCATCACCCCCGAATTTTTCCAGAGCGGAGACTTCCAGGTCTGCGACTTCGGCCAGATTATCAAGGAAGTAATGCTCGAAACCGAGAAGAGAGCCGTAGACAGCCGTAGCTTTCGCCAGGACAGACAGGGGTCAGGCCCTGTTTGAGCTTTGCGGATTTTTAGGCAAAGTCCCCCACGAATTGAAGGCGTGCCCGGATGACGAGTACGCCTACCTTTCAGAAGGGTGGAACGAGCACGCGCGCAGGATCAACGGAAACACCGGCAAATAAAAACGAGGGTACATGGCAACCAGCATCGGCGAGATTATAGCCCAGCTCGGCATCCAGAGCACGGTAGACAGGGACATCGCCCAGGCCAAGATGCAGATGCAGACAGGCCTAAACGGCATGAGCACAGCGGCGATGAACACCAGCAAGACCCTGGCGGCAGGGCTGGCCGTTGGGGCGACAGCAGCGGTCGGAGCGGCCGCAATTGGCGTAGCGGCAGCAACGAAGACCTACATGGACTTTGAGAGCACCGTAGCCAGCGCAGCCAGCGTCACAGGCCTCAGCGGCCAGGCATTCCTAGACGCCAAGGAAAACATCGCGAGCCTTTCCAAGGAGCTCGGAAGCACTACAACATTTAAAGCGAGTGAAGCGGCCAATGCCATGTACGACCTGGCCTCGTCCGGATACGACGTGGCCAACATGACGAAGAGCGAGCTCAAACCTATTCTTGATATTGCAGCAGGCACGCAGAGCGACCTGACGACAACCACCGAGATCATGACGGCCACGATGGGCCAGTTTGGCCTGAGCATGAGCGACAGCAGCGAGATCGCGGACGTCTTCGCCCGGACCATTGGAAGCAGCAAGGCAACAATAGACAAACTCGGGACGAGCATGAGCTACGTCGGCCCTGTTGCGAACAACCTCGGCATGAGCATCCAGGACACCAGCGCCGTACTGGGGGTCCTTTACAATTCAGGCCTGGACGCAAGCACAGCCGGAACGGCCATGCGTGGAGCATTAACCGCATTAATTGACCCGACCAGCGAAGCTGCCAGCACCCTGGAGAGCATGGGCCTGACATTAGACCAGGTAAACCCGAATACAAACGAATTTACAGACATTCTTCAGAACCTAGCTGACGCAGGCATGACAGCCGAGCAGGCTATGGCCATATTCGGCGTAAGAGCCGGGCCTGCCATGTTGACCCTAACGAGCCAAGTAGGGGACGTGAAGGAGCTCACAGACAGCCTGTACGACGCAGGTGGAGCAGCCCAGCAGATGGCCGACCAGAACCTGGACACATTGAAAGGAAGCATGGACCTGCTGAACAGCGCCGTAGAAGGCCTCGCCCTTGAGGTCGGCGGTGCGGCGGCCCCTGCAATAAGGATACTAGCCCAGGGATTGACAGCCCTGATCCCAGGGGTTACGAAGGCCGTCAACTTCGCAATAGAGCTCGGCCGAGCCTTTGCGGAATACCTAGCACCAAGCGGGGAAAGCGTAAAGAGCATAATGAGCAGCCTCGGCGTGATATTCGGGGATTTAGCCGGGGACGGGGATTTATTGAAGGCAGGCCTGTGGGCCATAGCCCAGGCGATAAACGTGGTTACCGGATACCTGGCCGACATGATGAAGTTTTACGAACAGCACCCACTGCTGGTAAAATTCGCCGTAGCAGCCATCGCGATCGGAACAGCCCTGGCAGTTTTGCCAGCAATTGCAGCAGGGGTCACAGCAGCCATCGCCACGGTAACGACCATCGTCACAGGCCTGGCCGGAGCGATTACAGCAGGGGCCACGATTGCAGGAGCAGCCATCACATTTTTATTAAGCCCGATAGGACTCGTCGTCGCGGCTATTGCATTGTTGGCGATGGCCTGGTATAATAACTGGTTCGGAATACAGGACAAGACGGCCGCGGCCCTTGAATACATAAAGGGAGCCCTGAACGGAGCCGTGGAGTTCATAGGCGCAGCGATAACCCAGGCAGGAGACAAGCTGCTCTTTATTTTGGGACCGATAGGGGCCGTTATATACGCCTTCAAGAATTGGGACCAGATCGGCCCGATGGCCTCAGAAGCATTCAATGGATTAAACCAGGTCCTGCAGGGAGCAGTTCAATATATAATGAATTTTGTGACCAACGCAGGGGATAAGCTGCTGCTATTATTGGGACCAATAGGGGCGGTAATATACGCCTTCAGGAATTGGGAGCAGATAGGCCCGATCGTGTCCGGAGCATTGAACAACGCCCTGGTATTCGCAACCAGCATATTAAGCCAGATAAGTGGCGCCTTTACAAGTGCCCTTAATTTCCTAATAACGATAGCAAGCACAGCACTAAACCAATTATACACAGTATTTACAACGATATTAAACGCAATTCTGACAGCGGACGCCGCAATATTGAACGGCCTGGTCTCGATATTCACATCGATATTAAGCCGGGTCCTGACCGTTGCAAGCAGCATATTAAGCCGCCTCGCCTCGGTATTTACAAGCACCATCGGGGCAGCAGTGAGCGCAGCAGGGGCCACAATAAGCCGCCTGGGTAGCACGATAAGCAGCGAAGTCTCCAGGATACCAAGCATAATAACAAGCTACCGCTCGGCCTTTTCACACGCAGGCAGCGCGATAATATCAGCAATGGCAAGCGCAGTCACCAGCCGCCTCCGGTCATTATACAACCAGGTAAAGAGCGGCATGGCCAGCATTAGGCGCCTCCTTCCAAGCAGCCCGGCGAAGGAAGGACCGTTTAAGAAATTGCCAGATTTTACAACCGTGATAAACGACCCACTGGAAGAAGCCACCGCAGAGATCGGAACCACCGGAGCCAGCGACATGGAGCAGGCCCTGGGGCAGGTCACCGGGGTAATCGCCAGCACGGGGGTCGACCTTCCAACGGAAGAACTCCAAGTCACCGCATCAACAGGGGCAGCGACCCAGCCGACAGCAACAACAACGGAAGCCGTCCCGGTGACCGTCGAAGAGTCCGCGACAACGGACCAGACGACGCAAGACAGCCCGACCCAGACAACAGCGACCACCGCGGTCCTGGAGCAGATTCTGGCCGCCTTTACGGCCACCCAGGACCAGGCCAGCAACACCCAGGCCACCGAGGACCCGACCCTAACAACTCAGGTGGCCACACCAACAGCCACGGCCACGACCGCGGTCTCACCCACGGAAACCACCGCAGGAACCGAGACCTCGGCCACGGCCAAGCTCCTGGCCGACATAAAAGACCTGTTACAGCAGGGAACAGGGGGCGGGGACGTGAATATAAGCGACGTCAAGCTAGACAGCGGCTACACATTCGAGGACCTTATGAAGAGCATAGACAAGCAACGCAAGATGGACAGAGTACGCCGGGGGATTAGATGAGCAGCCCGGTTATTTTTGACGGCGTCGAGCTTCGCCAGCCGGAGCTATTCGAGGAAGACATCGCCGTCGAGACGAGCGAGACCCGGCTTTTAAGCGGGAAGATATCCGCCCAGATCAGCACAGAGACCGGCCTGGCGGTCACATTCAACTGCAACACCCAGGACCCGGCCGACATATCCAGCCTGCAGGCCAAGATCGGCTATTTTGGAACATTGCAGATCGACAGCGCATCTTATACAAATTGTTATATAAGTTCATTCAAGAAAAAGAAAACCACGACGACAGACTACGAATATATAGTGAGTTTTAAGAGGAAAACAACATGAGCGACACACCCGAAGCACCAACTAATGCAAAAATAGAAATGATAACAATCGTCCGGAAGAACGCCGCGGGCGAGGAAATAGAGCGCACCACGATCACGAACACAGGACATGAGATGACCCAGGTGGACAACTGATGGCAACAATAACCGACGCAGGCCTGGCCGCAACGGCGAAGCTATTAAACGGGGTAGACAGCGTCGCTCCATTTACACACATGGCAACCGGGTCAGGGAGCACCGCAGAATCCGCCGGACAGACCGCCCTGGTCACAGAGAACACCGCATATGGGTCAGCCAGGGCCGCGGCCACCTGCAGCTACGTAGCTGACAACAAGGCCCGGTGGATACGCGAGTTTGACTTCACGGGCACGGTGACGATACGGGAAATCGGTATATTTAACGCAAGCAGCGCAGGAACCATGTTACTCAGGCACGTTTTAACCGGAGATAAGGTCTTTGAGAGCGGCGAATCGGTGGAGATCACCATCGACGTGGTAACGGCATAAGCGGGGTCATTTCATGATATTGATTAAGCCATATTTAGGATGCAATATCTCCTGCGAGCATTGCTACCAGAGGGACCAACTCCCTGTATATTTTCAACTCGGCCGGGCTCACATTGAGAAGATAGAGGAAACCATCGACGAGACCGCGGAACTTTACCCGACACACCAGATGGTCCTCCACGGCGGGGAAATATTGTGCGTAGGCCACGAAACGGTCGAGCGCCTTTTAAAGAAGATTTACGACAGGGAAGGGCGCAGCCGCCTGGTCACAAACGGAACCCTGATCGACGACAAGTACATCGAGATATTCAGGAAATACAACACCACGGTCTCCCTGAGCATCGACGGCCCGGACCAATTGAACGAGCGCCGGACCACAGACACCGACAGCTACGACGAATTAATGACAAGAATGAGAGCGGCCGGGGTTGAAGTATTTGTCATTACAGTTTTACACGGCAGCAACATCACCGACCCGGACAGATTGACCGAGTGGCTGCAGGACCTGGGGAAACAGGGGATCCCACACGGCAGGCTAAACCTGGTCAGAGGCGAGGCCGTGGACCCAGAGAAGGTGGCGCAGATATTCAAGAACCTCCTGGTGGGTCGATTCTTAGGAGTTGACAGGGATATCGAACCATTGACCGAAATAATAAGGAGCTTCGCCGGGGGATACCCCACGGTCTGCAATATGAAGCCCTGTGACCCATTCTGCACATTCGGAGCCATAACCATACTACCAGACGCAAGCAGATCCTGCTGCCTGATGGGCCAGGTAGTGAGCCCACACATGAACAGGAACGCAGAGCCGACGTTCATGCGCCAGCACGCCCTGAAACAGACAGAGTGCAAGGGCTGCCGATATTGGACCATGTGCTACGGTGGGTGTTATTCATTCGGAGATTGGAGACATAAGGCCCCCGACTGCGAATTAAGATATAAGATATATGAAACTGTCGAAAAAACATTAAACGGCCTTGGTTTTGAGACCACCATCCCATCGGACATGTTGCCAGATTTTACAACCAGGGAAGCGGAGATCGAGCGCAGGGTAAAGGTGAACCGGACCAGCGACACCACCATAAACGGCATAAGGGTCATCGAGACCCCGGAGAAGATAAGGGCCATTTATACGGGGGAGCTATGAGCGACCCCAGGGCGCCGGGCCCCAGGAAGACCCTGGGCGTAGGATACCAGGTCCAGGTCATAGACAAGGACGGGAATATAAAAGAGGAAGTGTCCGGAGCAAATAGCATTTTAACAAATTTCATCCAGGCCATCTGGTCGAGCTTTGTACGGGCCTCGGTTACCTTGACAGATACGGCAGGAACAAGCCGTGTAGGGGCCGTAAATTGCTACGGGGTAACAGGATACAACACCGCCGGATTAGATCTCCACCGGTCCTACACATACACAGCCTGGGGCGGCATAAAGATGGCAGCAGCGGCAGCAGACGCAAACATCGGCATCGTTGTGGGGAACGGCGACACAGCAGTCACGGCAGCAGACTACACCCTGGCGGGCAAGATTGCACATGGGTCCAGCACGGACCAGCTCAACTACGGAGCAGAAACGATGGCGGAAGTTGATTTTAACAGCCCCAACGTGCGCCTGGTGATATCCCGGCCCTTTACAAACGGCGGAGCAGCAGCGGTGACCGTTTCTGAAATCGGCGTGGTCGGGTCATTGACGGCATTAACCAGCGCACAGACGCCTTATTATTTCCAGATGATAAGGGACGTCCTCCCGAGCTCGATCACCCTCGGCCCAGGGGACGCCCTGGTGGTAAAATACACGATTTACACAGGAGTTTAAAAATGGAAGAAGAAACACCAATCAGCAGCGTAGAGTTCGAATGCGCGGTCCAGGTGGGGGAAGGCCCCGGAGCATATGTCCAGGTAATGGACAGCTTCACAAAGAATTTTTTATTATTGCTGCGCGGAGCATTCAACTACGCCCTGGCAACATGCGTGAACACCGACGGAACCGAAGCAGACGCAGGGACCAGGTGGACATATAGCGTTTATGCGGCACATTCGGATTATTCGGACTATTCGAGTTGAGCACATGGACCGGCTAAAATTCGAGGTAGGCCTGACCGTTCAGAGCGGGGTCCAGGCATTCTGCAGGTTCGTGGACAAATGGCGTGATCACATCGGTGAGATATACTACTCGCCAATATACGACACCAGGTACGTGAGCAGAAGCAAGACGGCCGAGACCAAGCCAGAGGACCTGCAGGAAACCCTGGAGTATTTGAGGCGGGCAGGGATACCCCTTAATTTATGTTTGAACACGTCCCAGCTCGCCGAAGCAGACGTAGCGAGACCCCTGGAAGAGTTCGCCGGATATTTTGACAGGATAACGGCCATGCACCACCTGGCCGACCAGATCCGGGAGATGACCGACGTACCCCTGACATATTCCTATTCAAATAACCACCGAACCATGCACGACATAAGGAAAATCCCGCGTACATTCGACCAGGTGGTAGTGGCCACGGGATACTTCAGGGAGCCACAACTACTGGCCGATATAGAGCGCCGGGGATTCAGGCCGGTTATTTTATTGAATAACGGGTGCTCGGACCGTTGCCTCGGTTGCCTACCAGGGGAGTGCGCCAGGGATTTTAAACTTCACAGCGCCTCCGGAACAATTGACGAAATCTACGCAACCCGATCAATTATGCCCTGGGAATTACACGAACATATTTTAAAATTTCCAACTGATGTCAAGTTTAAATTATCAACCAGGGAGTCATCGGCCCGATACCTGGACCTGCTGCTAGATTCATACACCAACAACAAGAACGAAGCAGACCTGGGGATCCCAGCGAGCGACACGTCCCAGCTCTGGGCCCGCCTGGGCCAATTTTCAGGGCACTGGAAAACGATTAATTTTAGCGACGTTAATAATATAAAAAAAGCAATTTGGAACACTAAAGGAGACACACAATGGCAGGACCCACATCATCAATAGTTTATGTAGGCTGGACACCGGAAGCAGCCGCAGCAAACACGAACATCGGCATCGTGGTCGGTACAGGGACCACACAGATGAGCCCGGACGATTACGCCCTGGAAGCACAGATCGCAGAAGGGACCGGGACGGACCAGCTCAACTACGGAGCATGTACGGTGGGCGCGGTCACGGTAGACGGCAACATCTCGACCGTTTCAGTTAGCCGGTCCTTTACGAACAACAGCGGCGCAGATATAACCATCAGCGAGGTCGGCCTGATTGTTCAGCCAAGGTACGGAACCGGATATATTTTAATAACCAGGGACGTGCTGACCACCCCACAGGTTATCGCAGCCGGAGACACCCAGCCAATCACCCTGAAGATAAGGGCCACAGCATAAACACCAGGAGCGGGTCGAAATGGCCGACATAATAATCGAATTGGATATAAGTACGACCTCAGAAGAAATCGACCCGACCATATTTATTTATGAGGATATAGAGTCGGCCGGGGACTTCGACTCGCCGTTGTATAACGAGATAACCCTGACCGCGGCCGCGACATTCAGCCCGACCTTCAGGATCCACGCAGAGACCAGCCTCAGCCTGGCAAATAGTTTTTTTGAGCTACTCGACGCCATACAGGGCGAAATATACCTAACACCGAGCGTACAGCTCGCCACAGGGACCGCGGCAGAGGAAGGACACATCCAACTCGACGCCGCGGTATATTTGAAGGCCAAGGTCCCCGTGGAAGGGGCCAGCATAAGCCTAGCCGGTGTTCAGGACTTCACTGGGGCAAGGATAGCACTACCAGAGCCAGCCAGCGTGTCCCTGACCCCCACGGTCCAGCCGATGAAGGCCCTGACTAAGCTCGAGAACTTCCCAGCCACATCGGTGACAATTACCAGGTCAGCCACGGACGCCATGTGGCAGCTAGACGCGGAGATCGACGGCGGCACGGGACCGGTTGAATATAAACATATTAGCTTTGAGCGAAACGACTACGCGGGGGTGGCCCGTCATTTATTCGCGGGGATATCCCCAGACACGAAGCACAGCTACCAGGTAGCAAACAACAAGACAGCCATCACGGCTTACGATTACGGCTGGTATTTGAGTGCACAATACGTCCCCCAGGATATGCGGGTAATGAACCTCGACGGGGACAAGACTACCTGGGGCGCCTGGATTATTGCACTTTTAGACGAAACAGGCATTATCCCTTTCAGAATAGCAACATGTACCGAGGCATCAGATGAAGAGTTCGTATTTAAATCGACAACAACAAAGCTAGCGGCAATTAAGGAAATAGCAGAAGCCACGGGTTATTTATTCACCGTAGCGTGGGCCCTTTACGGTTCGAAATACGAACCGGCGGCCTATTTCATAGACCCGGACGACATAGACAGCAGCACCGAAGGCCTGGACCTGCCCAGCCCGATCACCATAACATGGCCAGACGATACCCTGGTAAAAATAGACCCATTGCAGGGAGTAGCCGACGAGAAGATCAACAGGGTTATAGTTCGGGGGACAGACGGCTACGGTAATTATTATACAAAGACCCTGCAGACCACCGCAGTCACCCAGGGGGACGAATACCCCAGGGAATACATGTACGAAAGCGGATCCCTGAAGAGCCAGAGTGCCGTCGACGCCAAGTGCGCGGAACTGTTCACATATTACACGACAGACACCCGAATAATTGAAGTGGATTTCACCGCCAGGTTTGACCTGCAGCTATACCAAAGGATACGGTTCACAGGGGCAGAGTTCCCAGCGAAGCTAACAGCAGCCGGGTGGTTCAGGATTATCGCCATAACATACAAGGCCGGATCCACAGAGGACCGGGTCACCATCCGAGCCACCGTGGACAAGAATATGGCCCTGCAGCAGCTCTGGGGCAATAGATATCAGTCCGATTCATTCAGCGAGCTGGAGACCACCATCGACGCAAAATTAAGCGAATTGGACCTAACACCGATGATAGGCACGGTCACAGCCATCACCAACGAAACGGCCACCGTGGAGACAGAAGACGGGAAGACATTAAAAGCGAGGCTTTTATGAGCTACACGACAACCGGCGTCTTTCCATTCGTATATTACCCATATTTATACAGCAACGGCGGCGGGACCGTGCAGGTAGCGCTCAGGTGGCATTATTGGAAATGGACCTGCCTCTACCCCCCTGCCTCCGGGCACGAATATCAATATAGAATAGAGTGGGGCGACGGGACAAGTACGACGATAACACTCTCAGACCCAACAGACCCGCCGTCGTCGTTCCACCGATTCTACAGCGAGAGCGACTGCTCGGCGGTCACATATTGGTACTCGATACACAGCCACACATACAGTGGCCCGGGCCTCAAGGATATTAAGATCTGGTACAGGGACAAGGCCTACGACTACTACGCAGGGACCGTCATCGGTGATTGGTATCAGTTGAGCTTTGAGAAGCCCTACGTTTACACGGGCGGCCCATCAGAGGACACCTGGGACCTCGGGCAATTCCTGGTTGATTTTGACGACACCTGGGCCGTGGTTCCGTTTGATAGAGACATACAGGTCGGAGACCAGGTCCTGGTATACCCAGACTACGACGGGGCCGGATATTACCTGATCAAGCCCACAGAGGCCGCCGTGGGGGATAGATGTACATTAGAAAAAGCAATCGGAGCAGGCGGAAAGGGCGTCTGGGTTGTTTTACCGACTAATTATTAATTCAAAGATATTAACACCGTTAATATAAATGGCACACTATAAAAGAAAGTGACGATTTGAAACAAAAATCTTATATTTTAACCCCGAATATATAGTCTCGGTTCGGGGTACATATACCACTCATAAAATAAGGAAATACGGTGGTACATTAGGAGACACAACGGCCCACTGACCCCAGCAAAACCGCCTCGCAACGTCGTCCCCGGACCACCGACACCCCAACGCAACGTCGTGTAATGTCTTTTTTTAATATTTATGGATTGTCATCTGTTTTTTTAGATAGACCGAGGTAACGAGCAGCCCGATCGATCAGACCCGGTTTATTATTCGACATAGCCAGGGTTTGAAGGGAAGCCTGCATGCGGTGTATTTGGTCGTTTTTCTCGCGGAGCTCAGCCCGAAGAAAGGCCACCTCGTCGGCCCGAGCTTCCAGGAACAAGGTCACGGTCTCGTCGGGGTCCGTTCCCTCTTCATCACCGCCGATATTTAGAAACTTTTTAACCGCGGCCTTTACGACGTCCGGCCTGGTCATTTCATTAGCCTCGCAGTATTCGTCAATTGCCCCGGCCCATTCATCCGGGAACCTAGTATTTATTTGAACTTTCACGCAAATCGACCCGGTATAAAAAAATACACATTGATATAAAATTATAGCGGGAAAAAAACCGTGATATATTTAGATATATATAGATACATATTTGTTAAAAACCGATACACCCCGCTACAAATTGATATATATTTGTTATAAATTGATAAAAATTGATACATTTTGATACATATAGAAAATTTAATAACCTGTGTGCATAGTTAAGCCCTTCGGGGTCACCCGATTGAGCATAGGCCAAGAAAAAGCCGAGGCGGGCTAAGCTGGGGTATGCGGCGGTGATCCCACCTATTACACAGTATGTAGGAATATGGGGGGGTCCCGCCGACAACCCCACCATTAAACGGTTTTTAAAACTAATTATAAACATAGCCTTATAAAAATAAAGGCGATAGTGTTACATACAGGGACCCGGCGTAGTCCGGCCGGGCATAAAAAAGCTGTTTTTTTTCATATTGTAACCATTGTAACCAAAGTAACCAAGAATACTATTAAACATATAGTAAATAGAGGTTAAGTAGAAGTACGGTAACAACGGTTACAACGGTTACACGGCGCGCGACAAATACGAAGCATTTTTATAGTTGGCGTGCGTATTACACGAATAGGGCCATAAATAAAGGCCCGGAGGAAAAGATGGCAGGTAAAGGAACACCAGCGGTCCCAATAAGCGCGTTGAAAAAATTAATAGATTACGCCGATCAGGAAGGCGAGATCTACATCCCGACGAGTTTTATTAGGGCACACCCAGAATACACAGTCGGCCAGGCCGTGGTCGTATTTCTCAATGAGGAATTAGAACTAGGCTGGACCGATATCGGACGCGAACTAGGCAAGGCCGAAGGCAGCGTCAGGAACATGTACAACAGGGCTACCGACAGAGCCCAAGAACAAGCAGAAAAAGAAGACAACGACACACCCGACGGAGACCCAGGACATGGTAAAAGAATACGACCCAGCGAAAGCGCCCAAATCGAAGCCGAAATACTGTGCTGATTGCAACAGCAAGATCACCGTAGACCAGGCAAGGAATAGTTTTATAGAATTTGATACACCCCTTTGTGGGACCTGCGTAGAATCAGCGTGCAAGGCCCAGCAGAGAGCGGTCCCAGATTGGAACGAGATGCCAGAGCAGACCATACAGGGCTGGACAGAGGCAGAGCTCGCCAAGTGGAAGTCCCAGGGAGACACCGTGGTGCGAGAAGAGGACGACGGCACGGTATACAGGACCCCTGAGCCATTATATAACGCAGACACCCAGGACTACGCCGGATGGGAGAGAGCCGGTGAGAAGGGCAGCCCGAAAGCATTTAAATTTTACAAGGTACGCCAGGAAGACGCGAACACGGCAACGGTTAACCCTGGGGACATGAACCAGCCACCACACGGAAGCCTGGCGGATAGGATGAAGTCCCAGGAGCCGGATCCGGCCGAGGACCCGGACAGAATAGCAGAGGAAGCCTACAAGTCCCTGCAGGCAGACGAGCAGCCTCCGGAGAAGACACCTGAAGGGGAGAACCAGTGGGCCAAGGAAGCCAGGGAAATGAGGGAGAGAGCAGAGGTGGCCAGGGGGCCAGCCAGGGAAGGCCTGATCAGCGAGGACAACCTGCCAGAGCCAGCATTTAACCCAGGACCCGAGCCAGAACCTGAAGGTGTACAAGACGCGGACTTTGTGGACGTCCCGGATGAACCAGACGAGCCAAACCTCGCAGGCCTGGTCCCAGGGGCAACACCGAAGGAAGAGAAGCCAGCCAAGCAGGCCAAGAACCCCCGGTCCAGGGCAAAGGGCAGCAAGGCAGTGGTCACCAGGGAAGCCCGCCAGATTCAAGCACCACCTGCAGAGATGATCTACAAGGGCCCGGACGAATTGACAGCGGAAATTATACAGCGATATATTAACCCGGACCTGACGGAGCAAGAGGCCTACGAATTTTTAATGCTCTGCAAATTCAGGCGATTAAACCCATTTACCAAGGAAGTCTACGCCATAAAGTACCCAGGGAAGAACGGGAACCCAGGCAAGATGGAAATGGTGGTCGGAAAGGACGCCTTCACAG